AAATCAGTTGGATATTTAACATAAATAACTAAAAAAGTTCAAAATGTCCGCGATAATTACTGAACAGTTTCGCATCCTTAGTGCTGAAAATTTTCATGCCGGAATTGCGTCTACTGGTAGTTCGTATTATACCTGGATTGGTTTACCAAATGCGCCTGAATTAGACGCAGATTGGAATACCACTCCACCGGCACCGGTTGACTCAATTGGCGATGAAAATCGTTATTGGGATACTATGATTGCCATGAAGAAGATTAATTCTTCTGATGTGAAAAAGGTTGTAGAAAAATATACCTGGGCATCTGGTGAGAAATATGACATGTACAGGCACGATTATAGTAGAAATAATCTTGCTCCCGTGTCAAAAGCAACATCTTTATACGGCGCAAAATACTATGTAATCAATAGAGATTACAGAGTTTATATTTGTCTCAATAATGGATTTTCGCCAGAAAACACATCTGGAAAACCTTCTTTGGATGAACCTCTCTTTACAGACTTAGAACCAAGAGCTGCTGGAAGTAGTGGCGATGGTTATGTCTGGAAATATCTCTACACTCTGACTCCAACAGATATTCTTAGATTTGATTCGACTAATTTTATTCCTGTTCCCAATGACTGGCAGGGTGATACCACTAATGCAGCAGTTAGAGATAATGCATCAACCAGTGGTCAAATTAAAATTGTAACCATCTCAAATAGGGGAACTGGTTATGGAACAGCAACAACGTATTCTAATGTAGACATTCTTGGTGATGGTGAGGGAGCAAAGGCTAGCGTTACGGTAAACGCTAATGGAAAAATTCAATCTGTTGACATTTCCAATGGTGGATCTGGATATTCATTTGGAACTGTTGATTTAGATGGAGCAGGAATTACAAATTCTGCATCTAGCACGGATGCGGTAACTAGTGTTATTATTCCTCCATCCGGTGGACACGGTTCCAATATCTATCAAGAACTTGGAACCCGTAAAGTAATGCTTTACACTCGTCTTGAAAATGATAGCACAAATCCAGATTTTGTCACTGGAAATGAATTTGCTAGAATTGGTGTTGTTAAAGATCCTGAGGTATTTGGTTCTACAACTAGACTATCGGCAGAAAAGGTAAGCGCAGTTTATGCCCTGAAAGTAACTGCCGATCAATTAAGTGATATTACCTTTGATACAGATGCGGTTATCACTCAAACAGTTGGTGTTGGATCAACTGCTATCGGTAGAGTTGTTTCTTGGGACTCTAATACAGGTGTTTTAAAATATTGGCAGGATAATAGAGTTGCTACTTCAACTACGGCTGGCACAGCGCCTCTGTATGGATATAAATTATTAAGGTTTACTAATACATTAGTAAATGGTGGATCTTTTAATGTTGCCGGAGGAAACGGTACAGTTGCTATTGATACTTCTTTCTCGGGTATCTCTACCGTTCTAAATAATAGGACCTACTTCCTAGGCCAGACGTTTGACAAAGGAACCGCTAATCCTGAGGTAAAACCTCAAAGTGGAGACATCATCTATGTTGACAACAGACCATCTGTTTTGAGATCGTCAAACCAAAAAGAAGATATTAAAATCGTTTTAGAATTCTAAGAAAATGCCCCAGGAAACTAACCTCAATGTCTCTCCATATTATGATGACTTTGATCCAGCCAGTAATTTTCACAGGGTTCTTTTCAAGCCAGGAACTCCTGTTCAAGCAAGAGAATTAACTGGATTACAGTCGATCCTCCAAGATCAAATTGAAAAATTTGGCACACACTTTTTTAAAGAAGGTGCCAAAGTAATTCCTGGGCAACTTTTTTATCAAGATGTTTTCACTGGCGTTTGTATTGACCCAGATTTTGCTGGTCTTCCAGTTAGTCTGTACATCGATGAATTAGTCGGTAAGAGATTTAGAGGAGAGGATTCTGGAATTGAGGCTAAAATTGAGTTAATTCTAAGAGCTGAGGACTCTGAGTTAAGTTTCAATACTTTATACTTTTCGATCACAAAATCTGGGGTTGATTATTCTAGTGGTGATTTTATTGAAGGAGAAAATCTAATTTTATTAGATTCTCTGTCCTATGGAAATACTTCGATTCCTGTAAATCAAGGATTTGCAAGGGCTCTCTCTACAAACTGTAATATTACTGGTTCTGCTGCTAATATTCAAGACGGTGTATATTTTTTAAGAGGTAACTTTGTATCTGTTGATGCTCAGACTGTGCTGTTGCAACAGTATGAAGCGATGCCAACTGTTAGAGTTGGTTTGTCTGTGATTGAAGAGATTATCAGTGCAGATGATGACCAATCTCTTAACGACAATGCTCAGGGTTTTAGTAACTATTCCGCACCCGGAGCAGACAGATTAAAAATTACTGCTAATTTAACAACAAAACTGATCGCTGATAACGACGATCCAGATTTTGTTGAATTGATGAGAATTCAAGATGGTGAACTTGAAACTTTTGTAAAGAATACTGACTATAATTATATTAGAGCAGAGTTTGCGAGAAGAACTCATGATGAGTCTGGTGATTACTGCATTCAACCATTTGAAATTTCCATTAAAAATACCCTCAACAACTATCTGGGTAATGATGGTTTATATAATGATGATGAACTGACATATCAAGCAAATGTTCCATCTGATGATTTGATGGAGTATGTCATTTCTTCTGGTAAAGCATATGTCAGAGGATTTGAAGTTGAGAAGCAGACAGATACTGTAATTGATATTGATAAACCTAGGACAACTAGAAGAGTATTTCAACAAGCAGTTCCTATTTCTGTTGGACCAAAATTAATTGTTAATAATCTTCACGGTTCACCTGTTGTAGGATTTGGCACGACCATTTCTGCTACTTTGAGAGATGAAAGAGTTGGTGTTGCATCAACCTCTCCCTCTGGTAGTGCTATTGGTGAATGTAGAATTTACGACTATAATTTAGAATCTCAGGTTTTTGAAGGTCCAGAGTCTGAATATACTCTTAGACTTTTTGACATTGCTCCATATACAAAAATTGAAATCACTCAACCCTTCACTTCTTTGAGATCAGGAGCTTTCCTTTCTGGTCAATATAGTGGTGCCTCTGGATTTGTTGTTGATGATGCGTCTGGAATTTCTACGTTTAGTCTCAGACAAGTTAAAGGATCTTTCCACAAGGGAGAAAGAATTGCAGTTGATGGTATTAATTACAATACCACTGTTGCGATCACGACTAATTATGATATTTCAAAAACCAAGTCCATTTATCAGGGCACCACTGTTGGTATTCAAACCTTCAATGCTGACCTCAAATTAACGACTAAGAGAAAGTTTGGAACGCCATTTACTATCAGTGGTAGAAGTGGTAGTGGTGCAGATGTATTTCCAGCAGGTTTTAGCACGATCACTGCTGAGCAAGGGACATTTGTAGGTATTGTCACCACAAATGATCTGGTCAGATTTATTTCCACTGATAGCACTATTTCTGACCCTGTTGTATTAAGAGTCCAGAGTATCAATAATACTGCCTCTGAGATGACTCTGGCAGGCATTCAGACGGTATCCAATGTCTTTGAGGGTGCTCCTCCCCAGAACGTACAACAAATCACTGATCTTGAAGTTATCTCTGGGGATTTAATCAATGTAGAAGACAATACCTTCTTCACTACCTTTGGTGCTGAAAATATTGATAATGTAGATCTTGGCACAGCAAATCTTGTAATCAAGAGAGTGTTTACTAATGTCTCTTCTGCTTCAAGCACTCTCACGTTAGAAACTGCTCCTGATAATGAGGCATATCTGCCATTTGATGAGGAGAGGTATCATGTTGCATATTCTGATGGCACCATTCAACCTCTTACCGAGGACATGGTTACTCTTGCTAGTAATTTGAAAACTGTAACCATTGCTGGTCTTGATCGAGAAGCAGAGACGAATATTAGAGTATTTGCTACCCTCAACAAAAATAGAGTTCGTGAGAAATTAAAGAGACTTAATAATGTCTCCTCTATTCTCGTTACCAGATCTAGTGATGCTTCATCTGGAATTGGAACCACCACTTTGAATGATGGTCTTACATATAGTAACGTATATGGAACCAGAGTTCAGGATAAAGAGATTTCTCTGAACAAACCAGATGTTTTAAGAATTCTTGGTATTTTTGAATCAGACGATCAAAATGATCCAAATTTACCAACAGTGACTCTTACGACCATGAGTGGTCCGAATCAGACAACTTCTGATTTTGTGGTTGGTGAAAAACTGATTGGTGATGAAAGTAAAGCAGTTGCAAGAGTTGTTTCAGCAACCTCTGGAACTGTTTTGGAAGTGGTTTATCTCAATAACAGGGTCTTCACATTAGAAGAGAGACTTCGCGGTCAGATCTCAAATATTGGAGCAACTGTGGCTGACATTGGTCAACCAGATAAAAATGTGACAAGTGACTATATTCTTGATGATGGACAAAGAAATTCTTTCTATGATTATGGAAGAATTGTAAGAAAGAAAGATAGAAAGAATGCTAGCAGAAGACTTAGAGTAATTTTCCAAAATTACTCGGTTGATGCATCTGACACTGGCGATATCTTTACGTCCGAAAGTTATGATAACGAACTGTATAGCAGTGACATTCCATCTTTTGAAGGCGTAAGAAACACGGACATTCTTGACATCAGACCAAGAGTTAGTGACTACGATACAACTTCCACTAGATCTCCATTTGATTTTGCTTCCAGAGATTTTACCGGAAGTGGTCAAGCAGTTCCAAATATTTTAGTTTCTGACGAGAATATTACCGTCAACTATGAATACTATCTTGGTCGTATTGACAGAGTATTCTTAGATGCATTTGGTAAGTTTAACGTTGTTAATGGTGTGCCAGCAGTTAATCCTCAATTGCCACCTGCACTGGATGACAATTTAGAGATTGCTACGATCAAGCTTCCACCTTATATGTTCTCTATTGATAGTGCATCTATCAAGAGAGTTGAGCATAAGAGATACACCATGAAAGATATTGGTGATCTTGATACTAGAATTACTAATCTTGAATATTACACGGCACTTTCTCTGTTAGAAAAAGAGACTGAGGCACTTACAATTCAAGATGGAAAAGGTCTTGATAGATTCAAGAGTGGATTCTTTGTTGATAATTTCAAAACACACCAGATTCAAGATCAATCAAACGAGGATTTTGATTGCTCAATTGATACCTATAATGGGGAATTGAGACCACCTCATCATACCACTGCTATTGATCTTGTTTTAGCAACGGCAGCAGTATCTGGAATTGGTCGTTCTGATCCAAATACTTTTGACAATCGTTTTAATGATCAATTAACTGATCCGAATCTTAGAAAGACTGGCGATCTCGTTACTCTTAACTATGCTGATTTGGTATTCACGCAAAACTTATTTGCATCTCGTGTTGAGAATGTCAACCCATTCCTTGTAACTAATTGGACTGGTACACTTCATCTTTATCCATCATCTGATCTTTGGGTTGATTCAAAGGTTATTAAAACCCAAGAGTTTGATATTAATGGTCCAGATTTTGTTGCTTCAACTCAAAAACTTGGTATTGAAGAAGCAAGTGGTTTTGCCGGAATCGAATGGGGTTCTTGGGTAGATAGCGTCATTGGTAGAGACACTAAAACTGCTGATAATACTGTTACCAGCAGTAACAGAAGAGCACTTAATTCTACCGATGATATCGTAACAACCACTACAAAGGTTGTAAGAACAACCTCTGATGTACAACTTCACCAACAAACAAGAGAGGGTGTTCACACCAGAACCACTCCTCATATTGAGAAGAAAGTTGTTGGTAACAGAGTTCTGAATAGATCCACTATTACGCACATGAGATCGCGTAATATTGAATTTAGAGGAAGTAGGCTCAGACCAAGAACTCAGGTATTCCCAATCTTGGATAATGTCAACATGATTGACTTCACGGCACCAAAATTGCTTGAAGTCACCATGACATCTGGAACCTTTGTTGTTGGAGAGACTGTTGTTGGTACGATGTCCAGAGCAGAGTCAAATCTGACTCCAACTCCCGATGAATCAACTCCAACGTTTAAATTCAGATTAGCAGAACCAAATCATAAAACTGGACCTTATGATGATCCAGCAACAAGATTTGCAATAAATCCGTATGATGATGATCAAACACTTTCAGATGATTATACATCCACATCACCCATATTAAATATTGATACTACATCTCTTGCATCCAAGGTCAATGGAGATTTCTTCGGATTCCCTCGTAGAGGAATGGTCCTCAAAGGTCTTACCAGTGGAGCACAAGCTAGTGTAAGTGAGATTAGGTTAGTAACTGATGAGGTTGGATATGTTGTTGGTTGTATCTTTGTTCCCGATCCATCTAAACCAACTAATCCAAAATTCGTAACCGGTAGTAAGGTTGTTAAACTTACTTCGATTCCAAACACTAATTTTATTTCTTCTCTGAACCAAACGTCAGCAGAAGCTACGTTCCAAGCAAATGGTCTTCTTGAATTTACAGAAGAGAGTATTCTCTCCACAAGATCAAATGCCCTTCATAAATCAATTTTCCAAGAATCTACGAAGAGTCAAACCATCCTTGGATCTACTGACTCCGTTATTAGTGAAGTTAGTGAAGATACGATTCTCAGGAATGTAAGATCAGCTCCAAGTTCAAACTGTGATGCACGTTATGTTGCATATACC